CAAGCTGCGACGGCTTCACAACTACCGTCACCTTGCCGAACATTTCATGAGCTTGACTGCCCATTCCCGACACCCCTGTAGAATAGCCAGTGTGGGGGGCTTTCTCTCCCGGTACTCGCCCTTTACGATCCACAACGGCGTTGTCGGCATATTCACCCTCATCCTCGGGTGTCGGTGCCAACATCCTAGCAGCCGCCATCTTCGCCAGCTTCATGCGCTCAGCATGGCCGGTGTAGGGAATGCTGCTCTTAGTATTCCCCGACACACCGCTAAGCCCTGCAGGATGCTTTGCACCAACCTGGCTCAGCTTCGCAGCCTTCGTCAGCTCGCCCGGTATTAAAACGAGCATAGTGTTTGATTTTTCCATGTCTTCCTCCATGTGTGGTTTTTCCCCTTGCCATGTTCTGAAACGAGCTATTACTTTTGGATAGCTTCCCGCTCCATATTTCTCGTCAATTTCTTTATGGATGTCCGCACCAGAAGAACCCCCATAGAGAACGTCTCCAAGAAGATCAGCATATTCACGAACTACAGCGAGCACAGAGAACTTCTTCGTGCTGCCACCACGCTTTCGAGCTGACTGCTTGCCGTACTCATAATCCCACTTCCCGTCTTTGCCCTTCCATCGCCTCGTGTATTTCGTTTTGCACAAGTCCGACGCCCTTGCCAATGTCTTTGTCACTTTCTTTTTCTCCTTATCCTCATCGTCGTCGTCCTCATCATACATCCCTTCCTTCTTCAGCTTAGCTTCAAGCTCATCGCCACAGGATGCTCTGATCATTTTTGCTTTCATCAGCTTACCGTCCAACTCGATAGACTCGATCCTATCAGGGCCATCGCCATCAAAACCAAAATTGCTTTCCCCATCGTACTCTTCAATCTTGATACCTCGACTACAGCCCGCATTACCCATATGCCGAAGCTCTTTGAGCAATGGCAATATGGCATCTGCAGCAGCTTGATTACATTTGATCCCAATAGTCACCGTATCGCGGTACTCTTTCTTTGCCATTACTACCACCACGTCCCTATAACTGTCGCCCAAAAGAATCCATCACCAAACTTAACCAGCCATTCTTTACGCCGCTGAAGTCTCTCTTCTCTCCGTTGCTTCGGTGTCAGTTTCTTCATTCTGCTTTTTCTCTTGTATCGTCAGTTCTTTAAAATGTCTGCGAGGATTCCCACATCCTTCACAACTGCAACTCTGCATATTGTCTGCCATATGTCTGACAAACTCGTCAACAGGGTATGGCCTACCTGGATTATACCAAGACCGTATTACCCTCTCAGCTCTCGCCCGCATTCGGAACTTCTGTGCCCGTCTCCAATCCCGTGTCCTCATGCAAGCCTGCTATAAATGTGCTTCAAGCCACAAAACTTCTTCCTACGATCAATAGACAGAACAGGTGAACATCCCTTGGGCTTTCCTTCTCTGTACCATATTCTGACCCTAGCGTGTACCATGTGATGAGTCACCCAAACCACTACCTTGGCACACAGCCTATCCAATACGAAAAACATCCAATACTTCAAGTAACACATAATTACCTCCTACTCCACTACGATATGAACCGTACGCTCCTTCTCGTCAGTAGCTTTTCTAAACTCTTCCAGAGACTTGCGAGTCTCCTTCTTCTCGGCGGTAAACAATTCATCACCCGTTTTCTTCTTCTCCTGTGATCCTTTCTCTTCTCCCGCCGGTTGTCCCTCGCCAGCTTGCTTCTGGCCGTTCCCGTCCCCATTACCACCGAACCCTCCGCCAAACCCTTGCTCCTGCATTTCCTTCTGCTGTTCCGCTTGCTTATCAGCAAGATAAATCTGTACAGCTTGCGGCTGCAGCGGCATCTTCGACCACTCTTTGTTGAAAGGCTCAAGCTCATCCTCTTCACGTAGATCATCTATAGTCCGATTCGTCATCAATTGTTTGCTACGGACTTCTACTTTCTTCTGCGCATCTTCCCGCTCTATCCCCACAAACTTGAATCTATATTTCTGAGAGATCTTACGCAGTAACTTGTTTATGTGTTGCTCAGCAAATGACAGCATCGAAGTCAGCCCACGATCCTTAGAGTGCTGAATCCTGGGCTCCGGGTTCTCACCGATCAGCGAAGTCGAGTCATCTGTCTTGATCCCCATCTCAGCAAGATCGATAGAGAACACCGCAGCTACCAATGAAGAGACTAGCATAATTGTTTTATGATATTCCATATCTTTGTTCGACTGCCCAATGCTTTTGAAGTCCACACCCACGCCATCTTTACCACTCGGTAGGATCGGAATAGCCCACTGTCCACCGGCTCCCGCCATCGCCGCGTACCAGTAATTCCGTATCGAGTCCAGCTGCGGCTTGGCAACATCGCCCATCACTGAGATGAACCCCTTCGGTACTTTGTCCTTCATGAGCTGATCACGGATATAGTTGTAGCCGAACAGTAGAGTCGTGATTACATCGATGGCCTGCTCTACCGGCGAGTAGCCGTATCCTCGATACTTTATATCCGTACGCTTGAACCGATAATCGAAAAGGATATCGTCAACTTTAAACTCGTTGTATATTTTATCCTCGATCATTTGTACGTAGCGTATGCCAGCGCCAAAGCGTTTCTCATCACTCACCCGCATGATCGTCGCGCCGTCCAATCCCCAGAATGCGGCTACCTCACCTACCCGGTTCCGCTGTACCTCGGTAGCTATCTGATCGATCTCGTAGATGTCCCGGACCATCATCGACAGGTAATCTGCGAAGTCGTCCTCACGTTCCGGATCAAAGTCAAAACCTGTTTGTTCCATGAACGTCGATAGTTCCATCACCTCGTTCTCATCGACCTCTGCGCTCCGGTACTCCTTCGTTCTGTTCTCCACCTCGAACATAAAACCTTTGTCACCTTCCTCCACTGCGAAATGGCAAAAGGGAGTTACCTGATCTGTCCGTGTATTGATAATAGCGTTGATCAAAGGAAGGCGCTGCGATAGGTTCCGCAACGTCCGAAAGTTCAGCTGCAGTATTCTCTCGCGGACCCCTTGTGCACCGCTCCATAGCCATGTCTGCACTTGAGGATCTACCAGCTGAGTCTGTAATTTTCGTATGGTGGAATCAATATTGACAAGCTGCTTCGGCGGGTTCTTCTTCTTACGTTTTCGTGCCATAATGGGATCACCGTCCTCTCACCTTCAGTATAGCACGAGTCTATCCGTAACGCCAACCCATGCAAGCATTAAAAAAGGGAGCCTGGCTACTGATTACCAGGCTCCCTACAGTTATCCTCGGTGCAGAATTACCTAAACGATTCTGCCCTTCGCACTCATAATTGGTAACGTCAGCAAGGGATACTTGAGGCGAACCGCGACCCCTCCTATCAAGGCAACCCTGACCTGGGTATGGGTAAGTACCATCTGTAGAGCACCGTGTACATCATAATACGGTGCAGATAAGTTGATGGTCTCTTCGATATTATACCAACTCAGCACTCCGATCTCCGCATAGGCCACATTCACGAGATCGGTCTTCGCTTCGACGGTTTTCTCCGTTGGGAGCATTAAGGCTTCCACCGTCAAGCCAGGTTCAACATCCTGGCCGACGCCCCCAAAGACACTAAAGCCGACGAACATCAATAATGCTACAATCAATAGCATTCCCAAGAACCGTTTCATTTCATTAGCCCTCCTCCTATATAAGATTTCATCACTCCTCCTCCTGCTTAAGATTTTTCGTCCGGGGCGCTACCGCCCCAATATCAAAAGGTAAACAATTACCTTTATTATACGCCCATATCATATTGTGCACAAGTTTTTGTTTTCTCGGGAGATAACTATCAACGTCGCCCATCATTCCCCCTATCCAAAAAGATCCTTCACACGCTCTCTCATCTCATCAGTTGTCATTATCCCATTATCTACCTGTCGCTGCAAATCGTCCAGCTTCTTCGCACCATCGCTCACATTCAGTCCGCCAAGCGGATCTACATCGACCTTCTTAACCCATCCCCTAACCATCTCGCTAGGATACTCCTGCAAAGGGCTCAGCCCATAGATATGCCCAGAGAACTCTATAAGCTTCGGATCTCCCGCACGCAGCGCATCCACCACACCCAACGACGTGCTCACCACATATCGAGCATCCCATACAAACACATAT